CGACGGCCGGGAGTTCTCTTACCGGCGTCACGAATATCTCATTGAACCTTACCAGGACAATCATCCATGGCTAGTCGAACAAAAGGCCGCGCAACTTGGCTTGACCTCAAAAGCCATGCTACGCGCCGCCTATGGCGCAAGGTACGAGAACATGCGAGGCATTCTCTACTTGTTCCCGAGCAAAACAGACGTCACCGAGTTCTCGAAAGGTCGGATCACCCCGCTGATAGAAGATAATCCCGACACCATAGGGCAATGGGTCAAGGACACGGATGCCGCGAACATCAAGCGTATCGCAAATTGCTTCCTCTACCTGCGCGGGATGCAGAGCAGGGTTGGCCTTAAGTCTGTTCCCGCTGACTTTATCGTTTTTGACGAACTTGACGAAGCCCCTCAGAGCAACATCACCATGGCCCTACAGCGCATGGCGCATAGCGAATTCAAGCGCGTCCACATGCTCTCGAACCCCACGCTCCCGGATTTCGGGATCAACAAAGAGTTCAAGCAGACCGATCAACGCTTCTGGATGCTTCGCTGTAAAAGGTGCAACGGCTGGACCTGCATGGAAGACACCTTCCCGAACTGCCTTCATCAGAGGCCGAACGGAGAAGTGATCCGGCTTTGCCAGGTGTGCAAAGACGCGGAACTGGATCCGGCCGACGGAAAGTGGGTCGCCAAGCGGCCGGCGGTCACCGAGAAACGAGGATACCATTACAGCCAGCTTTTTTCCACCTTTGTCACCCCGCTGGAAATCCTGATTCAGTTCATGACCACCAACAACCTGTCCGATTTTTACAACTTGGTTGTCGGACAGGCCTATGTCTCCGCGGAAAACCGCTTGAGCGTCGAACAGGTCCTTGCCCTGGCGGAAGCCTACGGGAATTACGAATCAAGCGATACCGAGAGTTTCATGGGAGTGGATGTCGGCAAAGTCCTGCACGTCACAGTAAGCCGCGTAAACAGCGCCACAAAGCCTCCCTCCAAGACCGCAGAGGTCATTCACATCGGCCGCTACAAGGATTGGTCCGACATCCACCACATGATGAAGAAATTCAGGATCAGCCGGGCCGTCGTGGACGCCCTTCCGGAGACGCGAAACGCCAGAGAGCTCGCCCTTGCCTTTCCCGGCCGCGTCTATCTCTGCTATTACTCCGAACACCAAAAGGGAGAACACCTATGGAATGACGACGCCTACACGGTAACCGTTAACCGGACGGAAAGCCTCGACGCAAGCCACAAAGAACTTCTAAAACAACTCGTCACCCTGCCCTCCGCACAACTCGAAACGACTCAACTCTTTGCGAAACATTGTCACGCGATAGCAAAGAAACTGGAAAAGAACGAGGACACAGGGGCCGAGAAATACGTATATGTGTCGTTGGAAGACGAAGACCACTTTCGTCATGCGTTCAACTATGACACCATCGCCAGGACCACGGGCCCGCGATGGCTATTTCCGGAGGCACAATGAAACCTGGAAAGGGATTACGAAACGCTTTTGCTTTTCTCATGGGATTCTTGCTCGTTGCTTTACTTCTCCCGGCGTTGACGAACGCCGCGCCATTCCTCATTTGCAACCATGACCCATACGCGACCAGGGCGGACATTGAGATCGACGGCCTTATCGTAAACGGTTCGGCCCCGGTCCCCGTGCTCGTCGGTTGGGAGAAAAACAACATCCTGTATTTCACGGATCCGGGCGGAGCCGTAAAGGTCACCGTGTTATATGATATGGTGAACTACCCCGCTGGCACACATACCGTGAGAGCAAGATTTAACGAACCTGTTTGGGGGGTAACCGATTGGTCAGACCCTTTCGCGCCTCCAGGTCGTCCCGGTGGCAAACCATCAGGGGTCAAGATGGTCGCCCCCGCACCTTGAGGCTGATTGATGAATTCAAACCACTTTAACGCACAGAAACAGGAGGGCACACAATGAGATACGAAGACTTAACAGTTGAAAATTTGAGGGTTAGAAACATCATTCCCATTTACAAACAGGGGAACAAGGTGCCAGCGAGCGCTACACTTGGATGGCCAGCGGGCTCCATCTTCAAGCTGACCAACGCGGTCCTCGGCCAGACTATTGATTGGATCAACGTAGGATCCGCGGCCGGGTGCCTGTTCGTCCCGGCGGGCCCGGTGATCGGCGGTTATGGCTTCGCCAAGGCCGGACAGAGGTTTTGCACCACGGGCTCCGCGACGCAGAACTTCCGCTTTGACGACGTTCGGGCATCTGACATCGTTCTCGGGGCCTACTCCGTGTCAGACGACACCGATTTTATTGCCGCGGTCAAAGCCAACGATGGAAACATTCTCTGGACGCTCCAGAATGACCCCCTGGCCGCCCATGATCTTTCGTGGGCAATTCTCAGGTCACGGTGTTGGCCAGAGTATGACATCTTCGCGGCGGGAACCTTCACCACGGTTGGCGGGGATGCGGTCTAAAACATTCCGATCACCGGAGCCCAGGCCGGCGACATCGGCTTTGCGACCTATTCGGCAACGGACGACACGGACAACGTCGCAAAGTGCGTCATGGGCGCGAACGAGATGGTTGTCACCCTTTCGGCAAACCCTGCGGCAACCCACGGCCTTCATTACATGGTTCTCAGGCCCAGGGGATCCTTCAAGCCGAGCCACTACGTCGCCTATGCCGGCGCCTTTACCTGTCTGACCGGCTCGGCCACGCAACCGATCACGGTCACGGGCGCCCTGGCCACAGATATTCCCGTTGTGGTCTACAAGACGACCGACGACACCGACCTGATCCTGAAGGCGGTGATGACGGCGAACACGCTGACACTCACGCTCCAGAACGACCCGCTGGCGGCTCACTCCGTCCAGTACGCGATTCTGAGGGCCTATGCTTAAGACCGTTCACTACGTTCAACAGTATGGACCCCTGTTCATTGCCAAGGGAATAAACGAATCAGGGGTCCAGGATTCAGTCAGAATGCTCGAAGTAAGGGCGGGAGTTTCCTGGCCGACCGGGAGCAATCCCGGCTATTATTGCTTCTTCGGAAAGTCGGCCGATATGAATCCGCTCAAAAAGCATCCCTACATCTTTCTCTCGGAAGGGCACAGCCATTTCAAAGACGACCTTTTCGGTCGGTTCACCGACGATGCGAAACGATTGCGTTGCATGATCGCCTATGCCGACAGGGGCGCCTTTGAAACGCGAGATTGGATGGGATTCTTCGCTGATTTATTCGAGTACCTTTCTTCAAAAGGCCTAAACATAGACCTTTATCCCGCTCCGAATTCAGATGATGTCGATTACGGCATTGTCCTGATAAGGGAAGCATTTAGGGGAGATCTCCTTCAGATACCCAAAACGGTGCCTACCATCGTTTTGAAACAACTTCGGGATCTCAACATGCAAACAAAGGACTACCACGCTTTTTTTGCGTTCAATGCCTTGCGTTATCTAATTTCCGGCTTCAATAAATTCGAGACTCCATCACCGGAAACCTTTATGGTGAAACGCACGGCGCCACCAAGTCCGGAAGCATGGACCTGAAAGGATAGCCTATGCCAGCACTTTCCCCGACGCTCTTGACAAACCCGAACATTATGACCGGCCGGAGCGGGATCCTCCGCGTTGTTTCTCCAAAGGGCCTTCAAGAGATGGAGCGGGAAGAAAAACGCCTGCAATCGGCCGAGCGGTTACAGGGGCGTCGGGATCTTACCGCCCTTGGTGCCCACCTTCGAAAGCTATGGATCGCCGCCTACACAGCAAGAGAAACGAACGGGATTGACGAAAGATTGATGTCGTGCCGTCGCCAGAGATCCGGAGAATATGACCCGAAGCAACTTGCGGCTATCAAGCAAGAAAAGGGAAGCGAAGTTTTTATGATGCTGACGAACGTGAAATGCCGCGCCGCTTCCGCGTGGATCCGCGACGTTCTTCTTCCTCCAGGTGACAAGCCCTGGTCAATCGAACCGACCCCCGTTCCCGAGCTCCCGAACGACAATCTTCAGGAAATTATCAATGCGGTACGCACGGAAGCCGCCTCGATGATGATGCAACAGGGCATTATGAGCATCACCCCTGAAAACATCCAGGCGAGACTTGAAGAACTCATGTATAAGGTACGCAAGGAGAACCAGGAGCGGGCGGCCATGGCCACGCAACGCTTTGAACTCAGAATTCAGGATCAATTCATTGAGGGCGGATACTACAAGGCGTTGAGCGAGTTCATCGAGGACATAGTGACTTTTCCGGTCGCATACATGGCCGGGCCCGAAGTCAGAAGGAAAAAGGTCTTGGCATGGGAGAAAAGAGGGGTGGAATATGAACCTATTGTTTCCGAGAAGTTTGTCCGGGAATACAGGTGTCCTAGCCCATTCGATCTCTTCCCCGCGCCTTCCGCAAAAACCATCCAGGACGGCTTTCTGTTCGAGCGACACAGGCTCCGTAGGGGCGATCTTCTTGCCATGCGCGGCGTTCCAGGGTTCAATGATCTGGCAATTATGAACTGTCTCAATGAGTACGGCACGAAAGGACATAGTGAATGGTTGTCGATGGATCAGGAAAGAGCAGACCTGGAAAGCAGAGATCAGGATTGGGAGGATCCGGACCCGCCGATAGACGCCCTCCAGTTTTGGGGGTCCGTTCAAGGCAAACTTCTTCAAGAGTGGGGGATGGGGACCGATAAAGTTCCAGAAGCCCTGGGAGAATACCAAATTACCGCATGGATGATCGATCGGCACGTTATCTGTGCGCGTCTGAACCCTCACCCTTTAGGAAAAAGGCCGTATTACTCAGCGAACTATGAGGTCGTGAACGGCTCCATCATCGGCAAGTGTCCGCCTGAGCTCATGCGCGATTCACAGAGGATTTGTAACGGAGCGGCCCGTGCCCTTGTCAACAACGTCGGAATCGCTTCAGGCCCACAGGTCGAAGTCAACAAGTCACGCCTCGAGGCCGGAGAGGATTACGAGCGCATGTGGCCCTGGAAAATCTGGAAGACAAAGGATGATCGCTATGGCCACGGCCGGCCGGCGATTCAATTTTATCAACCGGAGCCCCTGGTCGATATGCTACTGAAGGTTTTCGACTACTTCTTCAGGAACGCATCAGAGGAAAGCGGGATCCCGGCCTATATCTATGGGAACGAGACGGCCGGATCCGGCGCCGGACAAACAGCGACCGGGCTATCGATGTTGATGAACGCCGCGAGCAAGTCCCTGAAGGCGGTTATCAGTCACATCGACGAAGGGGTTGTCAGGCAAACAGTCTATGAACATTGGCTACACGTCATGCTATACGACAAAAC